TGTAAACAATGCCTACCTCATACCCTCTGTTACTATGTAAGCTTTGAGTATTAGAGACATCTTGATAATCAACAACAGAAGATACTACACTAAAATATTCATATACAGTATACGTTGGAGTAGTTATGTTATTTACATAAACTGCTGCAGGAAACTGTAGAGTTATACTGTCACTACTTGGACTTGCACCAATTAATATTGGTTCAGCTATAGCATCTATACCACTGCCGTATTTTATGTATGTATTTAAGTTTTGAGTTAAACCACAGTTAAATACATCTGTCATCGTTACACCATTACAAGCATTTGCAATTGGTTGTATATTAGAAATAGTTCCAATAGCCTCTTGGAATATTGGACTAATAGCTAAGTCATAAACAGATGAGAAATCTGTTGGTAAAATAAATGTAAATGAAATACTTAAATTAGTATTTTGTTCCGTTGGAAACGGAGTACTTCCTGAAAATGAAGCGTGACCAAATGTTACATCAAAATTAATGTTTGCACCTGCTACTAAACTAACTCCTGATAAATCAAAAGAAAGAACAGCATTAGATATACTTGTTGCTCCATCAATATTATAATCTCCTGTTTGAGTAGAATCAGGTAATTCTGTTAACCCTATCTCCTCTGTTTTTAAAGTAGTATAGTACTCAAACTTTACAGGTACACCATTCTTATCAATTAAGTCATACCCCTCAAGGTAGTTCCCATACATCAAACGATTACCCATAATTGTCTGTGCCTTAGCAAGACGTGGTACATTATCATACAACCTAAGTATCTCATAATCAGGTAGTATTGTAAATATCTTGCTATTATCAAATACATACGTGTAGTCTGTATTGTCTAATAATCCAAGCTCAGATTTATTTAACTTCTCAATTACTTTGATGATGTTGTTACTTGCATCCTTGAATAACAAGTCTACTCCAACTACAAGCGGCCCACCTGAGTTATATGTAATAATAGCAGTATTTATTGAGTTCTGCATACCATTATTCAATAAACTATTTACAGAAAATTGAAACCCACTTGGTAAAAATGCCGGTAAACTAAACTGAGATGTTGCAGAGTACTGACTGTCTGCGTAACGGTAACGATATGCAAAGCATATGAAGTTATCCTGCAAAAAGTTTTGTTGACCTCCTGTGTTTGTTAATTGGAATGTAGGTGCCTCCATAGGTGGCTTCTTAATTACCAATATAGACTCAGCACTGAACTGATCTACATCAGCAAATGGATTTGCATAGTTCTTTTTTACATTAATCCATCTAGGAGGATTATAGTCATCAGAGAAGAACATTAAGTCATCTATCTTATTTACCGCTGTAATTAAGTAATTTTCACTAAAATTAAGCGTTGTTCTCAAACCACTTCCATCATCAATACTAATGATGTGATACGTTAGTATGTTTGTTAAAGTATTGAACGACATAATCAAGTCTAACTTTCCTGTAGCTCCTACTGAGAAGTTAGGGTCATGTACAAACCAATATACAGTCTCCTTTGATCCATCCTCAAATGCACCAATACATCTTGCATCGATACTTAGTGGTGTGCCATCTGTATAGATTAGATTCGTAAGTGGTAGGTTACCCTTTGTGTTTTCAATAACACCCATCTCTGATTGCTCAGTAGATCCCATCCTTACGTTTAACGCATCTATATACTCACCGTTTGGAACAAGTCGTTGGTCAACGAGCTTGTTCATTCGGCCTGCAGTAAAGTTTCTTGTTATGTTTGCCATATTATTTTATGAACTTATCCATTCCTCTCAAGTTCATTAAGAGTCTTCCCGGATGTATATTACTCATTCTAATTTTTGCATTACGCCAAAGAGCTGTCTTCTCCTTGCGTGCACGACTAATAACGTACTCTTGAACACCTAGCTTAGAGCTAAGGATCTCATACTGAATATAAGCGTATACATACTTCTCAAACAATTTGTTTACGGTAATCTTTGAGTTATCACCGTTCTCCATACCATCAGATACGTACTCAAGTATACAAGACTTATTAGCCATACCTGAGTCAAAGTTAATAACTCCTGCCTTCTTATCAATATTAAATGTAGGATTTCTGTTAGCAGTCTCTGTATTTAATCCGTATCTCGTACCAATTGATAGATCAAAATACCAATTACCATCACAGCAGTAGCCTTCTTGGCCGTCAAACTGATTGCCTTTATTAAGGTAGATACTCTTCTTTGTGTTTGTGATTCTCTCCCAATCAATCTCAGAGAATTGAGGCTCAAGTGCATTACCATCTTGATCAAATAAAATCCTACAGTTGTTGTCCTGTAAGTAAGCCTTTGATGATAACGTCTGAATGTTCTCAGATAGAGGGTAAAGATACCCGTCCTTGTACATCGATATACGAACCCAATTCACGTAGTCTGAGGGCAATACAAAACGTAGTTGTTCACATACGTCCAACTCTAATACCTTAATCTCTTTAAACGCATCGTAGTTCAACTCTTGAATCGCACGCTTTGCGTGGAACAAGATCTTATAACGCTCCTCATTGTTTACCAACGAGCGGTTTCCTGAATACATCAATTGGAAGTTTGTAACAATCTCAGTTAAACTAACGTACTGATACGAACCCCAATTAGCATCCTCGGGAGCATTGCCCCCGTTTTCATAATACTGATACTGTGAAATATATGCCATGTCTTATTATTGTTGTTGACTGAATGTTGGTTCCTCGTGTTGTTGTTGAGCTGATCCGAACTGAGATACCTCAGCCTCACGAATAACAACACCACAATACTCAAGCATTTTTGTAATCAATTTGTACTCATCCTCTGCCGGTAACTCAAAATCCTGATAGTCAGGTTGTGATTGGTCAAATGCAGGCTCACCATTTAGTAAGTTGATGTACGTCCACTTAGGAGCTAATGGTGTTCTAAAGTAAGAACACTTCAATGAGTTAACGCCATTTATTACATCCGGATAAACTATAACCTTCTCTCCCTCAATAATATAAGCAGGAAACTCTAAGCTTGGTGATGTTAATGGCGAATCCAATAATAGATTAATCCTACCATTGTTTACTTTCTCAGCGTCCTTTAATCTTAAAGATGTGTTTGGATCGTAGCAAGTTAACTTACTAATCATGTAAGGGCTATACCCTGTAGTTGTTAACGATGGTAAGTAATACTCATTTGTAAGTGGAGATACCTGTGTTAAGAAGTCATTTCTTAAGAATGACTCTAATACCTCTGAGATGTTCTTCTCAATGTTCGCATACTCAGTTCCTGCCATACGAGCATTCTCCATGTTAATGGTCTTGTTGTAGCTACTGAAGTATTCTTCAAATATCTCCATTTGCGCTTGTAACGCAAGTAAGTTGAAGTCTGAAGGTGAGATATAACCGTAGTTATTTTTATTGAGTATAGATAGTACTGTGTTTCTAACCGAATTTATCATTATAATCCTTTTTACAAAGATAAATAAAAAAAGGCACTCCTAAGAAGTGCCTTTTCTAATCATTTGTCAAGCTAAATTATGCAACAGCTACAGAAGTAATCAACTGTTGAGTTGAACCAACTAATGGTAATTGAGGAATAACAATAGCAGAAGGATTAGATGCCGGCTCGTTAGCCAATGCAAATGCATCAACAACAGCCATGTGAGATGCATAAGTTGCATCAGCTGTAGTAAATGTAATTGTAATAACGTCTCTATCTGCATTAGCACTTAATGATGTCAATACCAATGTAGATGTAGATGGCATTGTAATTAAATAGTCAGCTCCTGCAGAAATTAAAGCCTTAGGAAGTGCAGTAGCAGCTCCAATTGTGAATTGTACAAATTTTTTGTTCATGATGTTTTTGTTTAATATTAATATCAGTACAAAGATAAAATAAAAAAATAAAAAAAAAGGAGGACCTAAATCCCCCTTCTCCTTTCTATATATATCCGTACTAAAGTAGCTCCATATTGCTATCAAGCATCTTTAAAGATTCAATACCTTCATCACTTTGAAGGAATTGCGTAGCTACCTCGTATGGGTCTTCACCAAACGGTACAGTCATCATTCTCTTTTTATTAGATGGTGTGTTAAACCAAATCTCTTTATTACTGTTTCTAAATACTAATAACTTAGCTTCAAAGAATGAACGTACATGAGACTTAGCCTGTAACGATGTATCATCTAATACATTTAAGAATCCACGTGGGTCTCTCTTAGCGTATACTAAAAGATCTCGTTTCAACTCTGCAGTTGTATGTCGAGATGGGTCTCTATTGAATAATACTCGTGTCATCAACTCAATCTCTTCTAATGAAAGCTCACGTGCTTTAATTAAAGCATCTGCCTCAAAAGATAACCATTCAACCTCTTCAGCTGCATCCTTCTCATGGTCAACCTCAACAAAGGACTTACCATTCAATGGGTGGTAGTAAAGAAACTGTTGTAATACCGGATTGTTTTTTGGTACGTGCAAGAATCCATCTTCAAATACAATCTGATCTACAATTGCATTTCCATCTTGCTCGTCTT